ATCCATATTATTTTATTGTATCAACTTTTTGTTTATGTATCGATAACATCGATGCTATTTGATTGGCGTTAAATCCTTTCTCTCTTAAGGAAATTACTTTGTCTCTCAATAGTTCATCTTCTTCCGAAAGGATGTTATATGCTTTAGGTAACTCTTGGTTAGAGACCTCTTCTTTTAACTCGGTGTAATCACCCGATACGTATTCTTCGTCTGTGTATGTTTTCTTTTTTCTTGCCATAATTTTATCTTCTGTATCTAGCCTGCTGCATGGCCTTCTTCTCGGCCTTTCTTACTTCGTTATTATAATCTTGGTCTATTTCTAAATAGTTTAAGACCGTAGGGAAGTTTATATCTACGATTGAACTGTCCCCTGTAATTGTAAGTATATTGGACTTACTGAGTTGGTATATAGTCCCCCACCACCCGTAGTGTTGTTCAAAAGACTTTCCATTATCTGACTGTTCTTCTGTGTCTTGGTCATCTTTGGCAGTCTTTCCGAATATGGAGTACTGTTTAAATAGAGACTTCCTGTTGACAAAAAAAAACTAAGTGCACCGGTTAGTATGTGTGCAGGAAATGTTCTAAACTCTTCCTCTCTTTGTCTTCTTTTTTTACTATCATACTTCTCTATCTCATACCAATCAAATACGTTCTCTACTTTATTGTTTAACATTTTAATTTTCTGTTTAACGGTAAACGATAAACTATTAAATCTGTGTTTGGTTATAGGTCTGTACAATATGGCTGCTATCTTGTGTAGGTTACCCTTTAATTCTTTTGAAAGGTTTTCTATATCAATGTAACATCCTAGGGTCATACTTTTAATATCTGAATAACCATACAATGTGCCGTTCCACTCTATAATTGAATGAAACTCATTTTGGTTATCACCCAGAGTTTTAAACTTATTATAGACTGTCTGTAGACTATCAACGGTCCATGTCTTTATTTCCTCTTCATCATATCCGGTTAGGGCAGATAATGTTATAGCTATTTGATCTAACTTCTCTTTGTTTTCAATAGAATTAATTTTATCAAATTGTTCTACTGTAATGTATTCTGGTATTTCTATTTGGATTGTCTTCTTCATTTATAATAAATACTATTTAATTACTAATATCGAGGTACTACTTTGGTCTACCAAACGATGGTTTAACTCTCCCTATACTTCCAACTCTCATCGGTCTTCTTTCCATAAACTTAACTCTTGAAAGATTGGCCATCAATAAAGCATCTATAATATCATCCTTACTACCGGGTGAATGACCAAATGAAAGATTACCTGTTGGACTCATCTTGTATGTATAGTTACTAAACTCTTGATGTAACTCCGGACTTAAATTGTCTGATGGTAGTTCTATATTTGTTAACTCTATATCATTGATTAACTTTCTTACTGCCTCGGACTTACTCTTTTGTGTGGTAGTAAAAGGTTTAATCTTTCTAAACTTTGGTGATATAAGATCGTACATCCCCTTACCTATACCATTTGTTTCTATATACCCACCCACTACATTATAAGTAGACATGATATTTGAAAAGACTGTCGCTATCGTATTTATATTTTCATTGTTAATACGTTCTATATGTAAGGTCTTGCCAATAGGAGAGAGACAATATAACACGCTATAATCATCGACCAGACCGGTATCTATTCCTACATAAGCATCTTGTCCTCTGCCTTCTTCGTATTTACCTAAATAACTTACTCTATCTATTCCAACAAATACATCATTTACACTATCAACAAACTCGGCAAGAAACTCTTGTCTAAAGATGTCAGGAGGTAAACTAGATTTAGCTGCATCAATTAAATCCTGTTGTATGTAAGGACATTCGGTTAAAGGAAACCTCATACTGTAGGTAGTATCTTTCATATACCAACTATAGAAATGATTCTTACTCTTTGGTGTTGATATCATTAATGCCTTCTTTCCTTGAGGGTTAAGTGTAGGAAGTACAACTTGATCTATAGTTCTTTCTTTGATAAAGGCCATCTCATCGATTACCAAATGACTAAATCTAAAACCACGTATTGAATCCGGACTATCACCGGATAAGAATTTTAACGTACTACCATTTATTAGAGTCATAACCATTTCCATTCTATTGGATGCCGTTATAACCTCTGATGATGTTTGTGTTAGGGTATCGTAAACGTTCTTTGCCTGACTATATACCGGACTAATCCATCCACCCTTTTTATTGGGTTTACTTAATAACCAGTATAACATTAGATTTATTCCTAGTAATGTTTTACCACTACCCCTTGGTGCTGATACTACTCCAAATAGATCATCACTTTGAATAAAGTTATCTATAAACTCTTTTTGTTTAGGGTAAGGTGTAAATAAAGTTATATCCATTTATTCTTCTCCGAATCCTATCTGTATGTTATTTATTTCAGCCTTAATCAGTTTTCTTTCTATATCATTACCGGTATACTTCATTACCTGATCAATAGCTCTTTGTCTAACTTTAGGGTCGTTGTCCGTAAGTAAATTACGTAATTCATTTGAGGCCGGTTCAAGAAGTCTATCTATTTTATTTCTCCACCTTGCATCATATAAATCTTTTGCCTGGGTGAAGTATTGACAATATTGTTGTTCACTCTTATCTCCATATACCTCATGACAATGTTCTACCCAATCCTCTTGTCGAATGGGTGTGTGGGACTCATATCTCTTTATATAAGCATCGTGAATCCTCTCTTTTATCTCTCTGTTTGTTAGCTTTTTACCCGCCATTTAATGTAGATTATATGTAAATAAATATCTATAAAGTCTCAAAATACTTCTTTTGACTGTGTCCTATAGTAATATTGTAACTATTTTTCTTAAACCCCTTAAGTAAGTTTACAGTGTTATACTCCCACCCCGCTGCTTTAAACAACTCCGGATACTCCCTTTTTCTTTTCTTGAGGTATATTCTTATATCTCTTCCTGTATAGTGTGGGGATATACTTCTTACGGTTTGTATATTATATACCTTACCTGATTTGGTTAGAACGAATTCTTCTTGTTCTGGTATATGTATGTACTCTTCCTCTTTGACTAACTCTTTGATTGTTTCTTGAGGTAAAGAATCTTTATAAGTTTTGGAAACATCCGTATATAGAGTCTCAAGAATATCATTGTATATAGCAGCCTCGATCTCATGTATTTGTTTGTTGGTTAGGTAATTGTGTTTCCCCTTGGTTTTGTAACCATTGTTCATATAACTTATTTATTTGTTGTTGAAAATCATTCCATTGACAATTACAACCTCGTTTTCTAATTTGGTCATAACCTTGGATTATTCTTTCAGTTTCGTAATAGGCAGTACGTACATTATTATTGAATATATCTCCTTTAAAGAATTTAGGAAATTCATCTATAAGGTATCTTTGATCTTTATACGTCATTTTGTAACTCTTTTAAATATTTCCTAACTTCTACCCTTATTGCCTTAACCCATTGGGCTCTCTCCGCGTTCTTACGTAGTTTAGCTTTACGCTCTCTATAGATCTTTTTTAGCTTAGACTCTTCTTTATATTTCAAAAGAACTAACCGTAGAACCGCTAAAATGAATACTACGTTAAGTATTATAGATATAATTGTAAATGTTTGCATTTTTCTTTTACTTCTTTTAATGTTTGTTTTAATGTAAGTGTAAGTGAGGAATAAGGTATTTCATAACGATCGGCTAGGTCCTGAAACCTCATACCCTTTAATACTCTCTCTTCTACTAACATTTTTCTATATGGATCTAAATCCTTTATGGCCTCCTTTATACACAACATCCTATCATCATCCTTCCACATATCCTCTTTTTCAATATCATACTGATGGTTATCGGTAAAGTACTCCCTTGTTGATGTAGAGAACTTCCTGTGTATGTGCCAAAACTTACTATACCCTGACTTTAACTGAAAATTGGCAATGTATGTGCAGAAGTTTTCTGCTTTATTATTTAAACAACTTTCGTATTGAACATCTATAGGTTTTTTTAGAAAGTATTCTAAAGAAATAGATAACAAATCATCACCCCATTGCTCGTAACCAGCACCGCATACTTTTTGCATATTAATCTTAAGTTGTGGATATATCTCTGTAAGATGTTTGTCAACATAAGTCTTCTTCTCTTTATCGGTTAAGGTCATATTATAATATAAGTATTTATATATACATATCCAACTTTTCTACAAAAAAAATGTCAAAATAGTTGATCTTCTGGTTTTTTCTTTATATCTTATACCTGAGGGGTGTGAAGATGAGACCCCAAAACAACCCCGAAGAATATAAATACATACATTATAAATAAGAAAAGGCTACCGAAGTAGCCCTAACCTAAAATAGAATCCAAAATACCAGATTTAGATCTAGTATACTTTTATGTTAAGTCTCCCATA